CAAGGTTTCCGCCAATCTCTCCGCTCACCACCAGACTAACACCACTTGGTATAATTTCCATATAAGGACCCGCTGGAACGTCTATATAGTATCCTTCTGTTATAGGGTCTGTTTTTGGCGGACCATTCGGCACTGGAATTAAAAGAAAGTCTTTAGACTTAACTGACTTATCAATAACAACTACCTCAGTGCATGAGTTAAGTCCTCCATTTGCGTCGCTTTTTACTATAAGCCTTTGACCAGACTCTACCTTAGCTGAATTCTCTCCTTCTAATAAAAAGAAATAGCTATTACTTCTAGGGTCTTTATAGTACACTTCACTATAAATAGTTTCATAAGTAGATTTGCTTGGCTTAATAACAAACTTGTAGAATTTAGCCCAAAAGGGAGCTCTTTGCAACCAGGGGATAGTTACTTGTATTTCATTCTGAAGAATTGAACTTGAGCAAGGTATTTGAACGGTATTGTTTGGACTAACTAAAGCCGTGGATGATCTTAAAAATTCATCCATGTATACTATGCCTATTTCATAATCTCTATTACTGTGCAAGCTTGTAGGATTTTCCGTGTTTCCTAATGTTGCAGTTGCGGATATAAAACCATAGTATTCGTAAACACCTCCTGCAGGAGCTGCAGGGTCATCAACAAATCTAACAGCAGGTATTTGAAGTTCTAAAGAGGTTACTCCAGGAACATTTCCAACAATTGCTATTGGATCTCCTGCGGAAAATATACCACTTGAAAATTTTGTTACCGATCCAGTTGAAGTTGTTAATGTTGGTGGAACTGAACAATTAAACTGATCTGTTAATGTGAACCCATCGCATGATGTAGCTCCAGATGCTGCATAAACAGGCTTTATATTTGCAGTCGTACCTATTGCTTCTTTAAATTCAACTGAATCAACTAGGGCATATAAAGAATCATAATTACTAGGTAATATAAAAGTAAATTGAAGATTTGTGTTTTGAGTAGTTTGCGTTGGTTGTCCTACTGTAGGATCAAAAATATAATGCTCATAAGTAAAATTAAGAAAAAAAGATGCTCCTTCAGTTAATTGTGTGTATGGATTTATTTTAGCTAAATCTATATTAACTCTAGCTCCAGGCACAAGCTGAATACTTCCAAAAGTATAACCACCAGAATTAAGAGTAGTTTCTAGGTTTGTGTTTACTACTTCACCAGTAATTAACTCTACATCAAAATCTAATATTAAAGGATCATTAAATAAATCTTTTAAATCATACCCTTCGACATAGTTACCATAGACCAATCTATTGCCCATAACAGTTTGAGCTTGAGCAACTAATGGTACGTTGTCATAAAGTCTAAGCAACTCTACCTCTGGTATAACGGTAAATATTTTGCTATTGTTAAATTCAAAAGAATAGAATTGATTATCCGCATAACCCAAACGATCTTTATTTAGCTTATCAATAACCTTGATTGTACCATCAGTAATTTCTTTATATAAAATTTGTATTGATTTTACNAAAGAACTCCCAGAATTAAAACTTACATCAACACCCGTAATTCTATTTACCATCCCTTCGTTTAGGTTGGTAGCAAAATCATATCCATAAAAAGCTGGAGCAAAAGCTGGAGCAGACCACTGTGAGGTGGCGGAATACTCATCATTTGTGTACTGATATCTATAGGCAAAACAAATAAATCGTTCCTCTAAAAAATCATTAATATTATTAGATTTACTTTTTAAAATTAACGTAGGAGCAGCAGTAGGAGGTTTTTTAATAACCATCAGCTCTTCAGCAGTTACCACATCAATATTATAAAGAGGATTAGGATAATTCTGGGTTACATTAATTACTCTTGGAGGGTTTATGTTGTCTGTAAAAAACAACAAATCATCTACTAAACTAACACCTGTTATTAGATTAGTAGGATTAAAATTTAAGGTAGTGCTTCCTCCAGAGCCATCATTAATGCTAATAACATGATAAGCTAAATTTTCTGTGGTAGGATTAAAAGAAACAATTAAATCTATTTTNCCCGTAGGTCCAATTGTAAATGCTGGATCGTGAACAAACCAGTATATACGATTNTTTTGTCCGTCTTCATACGCACCNAAACACCTAGCTTGANCACTTAATAATTCAGCCCCTGAGATTGATCCCGTCTCCTCATACTGAAGTGAANTCATCTTGGTGTTACCCTTAGAGTTTTCTACTGAACCAATTTCAGATCCTTCAGTCGATCCTAATCTTACGTTTAATGCATCCTCATATTCGCCATTTGGTATAAGCCTTTCGTCAAGAGACTTATTCATTCTCCCTGCGATAAAATTTCTTTGAATATTTGCCATTCTATTTAAGCCACTTGTTTTGTCCTCTCATACTCATTAAAAGTCTTCCTGGATGAATATCACTTATTCTAATTTTTGCATTTCTTAATAAAGAACTTTTATCTTTTCTTGCTCTATTTATTATATATTCTTGTACTCCAAATTTATTATTTAATATTTCATATTTTACATATGCGTATAAATAATCTTCAAACATTTTATTTACACTGACAAGGGCGTCATTACCGCTCTCCATACCATCGGATATATATTCTAAAACACACTGCTCGTTTGCCATCGTAGAGTCAAAGTTTATAACACCAGCTTTTTTATTTATTCTAAAGGTGGGATTAAAGTTAGCAGTCTCTGTATTTAAACCATATCGAGTGCCTATATTATAATCTCTCCACCCGTCTGGATTGTCTGCATTTATTGGCAATGAGTTGTCTCCTGTATTATCCTTGTTAAGATATATGCTTCTTTGTGCTCCCGAAACTCTTTGAGTATCTAAAGTAGAGGTTGTTGTTTGAACCGTGCCGTTTGCATTAAAACTTAATGTACCCGTTGAACTTTGAAGGTATGATGCAGCTGAATTTACTTGTATGTTTTCCGTAAGTGGTCTTAAGAATCCATCCTTATATAGAGACACCCTCACCCAATTAACATAATCAGATGGAAGTGTAAAAATTAAATTATCAAAAACCTTTAGCTCTAATGCTTTTATCTCTTTAAACGCATCGTAGTTAAGCTCTTGTATTCCTCTCTTTGCATGAAATAAAATTTTATAGCGCTCCTCGTTATTTACTAGCCCGTGGTTTCCTGAGTACATCAACAGAAAGTTATTGACTATATCAGACAAAGACACGTATTGATATGATCCCCAATTGGCATTAGAGGGAGCTGCTCCAGCATTGTCGTAATATTGATATTCAGATAAATAAGCCATTAGTTTTCTTTTTGTTCTTCCATTTGTTCTTGTTCAGCTCCAAACTGCGCTTCCTGTATATCCCTGATTGACATACCTGCATACTGTAAAATCTTAAATACCAATGAAGTTTCATCGTCTGGTGACAATTCAAAATCTTGAAAGTCAGCGTTACTCTGGTTAAAGGCAGGATCACCATTAGCCACAGTCAAATAAGTCCAATTAGGAGTTTTAGGGTATCGGATATATTGCGCTTGTACATCTGTTGCTCCATTAAATTGAGCTGGATATATAGTTATAAAAGACCCTTCTAAATTATATGCGGGATATTGAAAAGTAGGAGCAGTAAGATTTGATAAGTTTAACATAGTAATTTTACTATTAGAAACTTTCTCAGCCTCACCTTGATAGACTCCGCCGCTTGAACAAAGTACTTTATTTATTAAATAATAGTCATCTCCAGTAGTGGTTTGAGAAGGTAAAAAATACTGATTTAATAAATTTTGAGTTAATGTTTTTGTTTCAGAAAAGATATCGATAACTTCTTCATATCCTTTTCTTACATCAGCATATCCACTCCCAGATAGTCTAGCGTTTTCCTTATTAATTAATTGGTTGTATTGATAAAAGTAATCATCAAATATATCTAACTGAGCTTGTTTCGCAAATAAGTTAAAGTCAGCGGGAGATATATAGCCATAATTATTTTTATTCAGTATAGCTAGAATAGTGTTGCGGACAGAATTTATCATTGGTATTCTTTTACACAAAGATAAGCAAAAAAAAAAGAGGTCAATTTTAGTTGACCCCTCTTTAGATAATTAAGTTATTCGCTAATATTAAGCTAGTTGAATAATGCTCACAGCCATTGGGGGAGCCAAAAGAGGAGCTACATTAGTATA